GAATATTGATGACGAAGACCTATCTGATTATGAGTTAATCGATGAGAGACCAGCTAATGAGTATGATGACGTCTTAAACGCTACTATAAACTTAGCAAGTGTTGTCTCTAGTAGTCCAAGTAAGAACAGTGAACAAGATACGAGTATTTTAAAAATAAGATATAAGTATACGGCTGGTCGTAGCACTTCTGGAGAAAGTAGAGATTTTTGTAAGAAAATGTTATCAGCAAATAAAGTATATAGAAAAGAAGACTTAGATAAAGAGAGTAGTGATAATAGTGAGTTGGCGGCAAAAGGAGAGTCTACGTATAATATTTGGTTATACAAAGGCGGTGTTAACTGTTCGCATTATTGGATGAGACAAACTTATTTAAGAAAAAATAATCAGAGAATATCTGTTGGAGAAGCAAGAGCAAAAATAATGGAACTAGACCCAAGTTTAAGAAGCGAGGCAAAGATTCCAGTAAACGAGCCAGAAGTTGCACAGATTGCCTCAGCTAAAAATAATTATTGGAGAAAATAATATGGCAACAGCACTATTTGTAGATATAAGTCACATAAAGCGTAATAGCATAATAGACGGAAATGTAGATCCAGACAAAATTATACAGTTTTGTAAGCTAGGACAGAAAATGAATTTAGAAAACTATCTAGGCACAAAGCTATACAACAAGATAAGTAACGATATTATAAATAATACTTTGACTGGAGACTACTTAGAATTGAGAGACGATTATATAGCGCCAATGCTGATACATTTCGCAATGGTAGAGTATTTATATTTCGCACCTTATACGTTGAAAAATGGAGGTCTATATAAGCACTCCAGCGAAAATAGTGATGTACCTTCTAAAGAAGAGGTAGACTTTTTAGCGCAAAAACATAGAGGCTACGCAGAGTTTTACACAAGACGATTTATAGATTATTTGTGTTTTAATGTCTCAAAGTTTCCAGAGTATAATCAAAATATTAATGACGATATGCACCCAGACAAGACGGCTAATTTTGTAGGTTGGGTATTTTAGTATGGAGTATAAGATAAAAAAAGAGAATCTAAAAAAGATTATTAAGTACATTAAGAAAAAAAAGACTAAGAGATGAGTTACGGAAGCATATACGATAGTACGTGGTGGGGTAGTCCAGAAGAAAACGGCTGGGGAGGAATTTATTATAATTTAGCTTCTAGCGGTTATGTAGGTTTTGTTTTTGATGTAGATACTACACAAGCTGGTGTTTCTACTTCAACACAATTTAAATTACCTTTAGCGTCTAATGGTACAACTGATGCAGAAGTAGACTGGGGGGACGGAAGTAGTGATACTTTAACAAGTTGGAATCAAGCCGAAACAACACACACTTATTCAGCAAGTGGAACATACACTATTACTATAACTGGAACTTTAGAGGGTTGGTTTATTAATAATGGCGGTGATAAGCTAAAAATAAAAGAGGTTAAAAATTGGGGTAATGGTAACGGCTTAACTCTTAAGAATATTAATGGCGGCTTCTTTATGGGTGCTAGTAATATGACTTGTATAGCAACTGACGCACCTACTATATCTGCATCTAATTTTCAACAAGTATTTAGAGATGCAAGTAGTATTGTAAGCGGTTTTAAAAATTGGGACGTTTCTGGTGTTACAAATTTAATATTTGCCTTTTATGGAGCAAATGATTTTAATGAAGATTTAAGTAATTGGGACGTTAGTAACGTTACAAATTTTGCATATTGTTTTGAAAGATGTTTTGATTTAGACCAAAGTTTTGCGAGTTGGGATATGACTAGCGCAACTAGTGTTTCAAGAATGTTTAAGTCTACAACTATGTCTACTGCTAATTATGATGCTACGCTTATAGGGTGGGCGTCTCAAAGTTTAAATAGTGGTTTATCTATTGACTTTGGAAATGCGAGATACACTGCTGGTGGCTCAGCGGAAGCGGCTAGAAACACACTAATAAATACATACGGTTGGACTATTGTAGACGGTGGAACTGCTTAATATATAATTATGGAAAAAAGAGTAGATTTATGTTACCCAGAACAAGAAACGTATTTTATATGTTGGGATAATGAAAGAGAAAATATAATGGCTTATGATAGTATTACGCCTATTCAATGCTTAGGTACAAAGTGGGACGAAATAGACTATTATATAGTAAAAGATTTGTGGCTTGAAGTATTGAATAATAATGGTATTGATACTGAATATTTATAGTTATGATAAAAAGCGTACTTAAAGCGAAGTCGAGGAACGCTATTGGTAGAGGTAAGACCTCTGAGCGTATGCTTATAAATTGGCGACATTATCATAGTAATACTTCGACTTTTACGCTTTATGACAATGGAATGACTACTACTTTTCCGTATGCTTATGGAACAATACCAGTGCCGTTCGATTGCTATGTTTCTAGTGTTACTATGACTGCAAACAAATATAGTAGCTATGGTACACCTACAGGAACAAGTGGAACTGTATATATATATAAGGGTTTAAATACTTTAGTTACTTCTAAAACAGTAAGCTATACTGCAAGTCAAGGAATGGTATTAACATTTGATTTTGGTACTACTGCTCCTATTGATGCTGATGAAAAAATTACTATACGTTGGAATGCTAATGGTATATGGCGTTATATGAATAGTACAACAATAATTACAGAGAGATGATAAAACCTAAATTCGCATTAATACCAAGCGCATATAAAACGAGTAAAGTTTATTCTATACTACCAAACGATGGGAGCGCAGATTTTGACTATACAAGAAGCGGAAACGCAAACAAGGTTAATAAAGATTTTTTAATTGAAGAAGTATCTTCAAACGAGCCTAGAATATGCCACTTAAAAGAATATTCTTGCCCATTTCTTTGGACTGAGGGTACAGTTACAAATAGTATACTTTATAGCGAAGAAATAAACAATACTAGTGGTTGGTCTTACTCTTCGGCAAATGCTGAGGCAAATGCAACAATATCGCCACGAGGAACAATGACTGCTGAAAAGTTAAATTGTCTTTCAGCTTATGCTTATGCTTATCAAAGTGTTTCTTTACTACCCTATCAATTATGTTCAGCATCAGTATTTGTAAAAAAAGGAAGCGGTAATAATGTTACACTTGACGTTTGGAATCAATATACACAAGTTCAAGGCAGTATAACTTATAATTTTAACACTGATACATTTACTGCTTCTCCAATCTCAAACGGTACAACTCAAGGCGTTACGCATTCGGAAGCAATACACTATGACGATAATTGGGTAAGAATAGCATTTACGTTTAAAGCTGGAAGTTATGTTAGTGGTACTACATATTTTAGAATATTTGGAGATAATAGTCTCAGCGATAGTTATGTTTATTTATTTGGCGCACAATTAGAAACTTATTCGCAAAAAATATCAAGCTATGTAAAAACAACTTTTAACGCACAATCTAAAAGTTTTGATTCTATAAACAATGCTCAATTAAATGACTATAACGGAATAAGAGGCACTTTGTTTTTTGACTTAATACCGTTTGGGAATTATACTTCTCTTAGTGTTCCACAAATTCAATTTAACTGGTCAACGGCTGGTTCTACACCGCAATATTTTGCTTTAAGACAAAAGTTTGATGGAACAAATAACTTTACAGAAATATTTGTATTTAAACCTTATAGCGCAATTTATTCTTATCAAATACCGACATCAAACGTAAGAACAAAAATAGCTTTAACTTACAATACCTTTACAACAAGTAACGTAAGATTTGATTTATATGTTGACGGTGTTGCTTTAGATTCTGGAATTTACATAGGTACACCACCTCAGAATATTGATGTAGTTCAATTAAGAGATGCTGGTTCAAGTAATTATTATAACGGACAAATTTTCGACTTAAGATATTACGATACAAATTTAAGTTCTGATGATGCAATAAAATTAACAACATTATGAAAATAGGAAAATACGAATTTATAAGCCAAGAACAAGCACTTGACAAAATAAATAAATTAGGTGAAGAACACGAGCATACGATTATTGAATTAGGACACGTTATAGTTGAGCAAGGCGTTATAAACGAAAATGAAGAAGTAGTAAAAGATGCTGAAATTAGCGAGAAATATTATGTAGATGTAATGTGGAAAGGTTTAGAAGACCACCCATACGGCTGGAAATCTTATGCGGTTACGCCCAGTGGAGAATTATTACACGAATTTTGGGGTATAGACTACGAAGAAAATAAAATGTAATGAGTGTACAAGATTTGAAAATAGCTTTTTTTAATGCCATAAGTTTTGGGGTAAGTTTCACTGCGATAGAAAATAGCCTTAAGATTATACTTCTACTTGCGTCTATTATATACACTTTACAGAAGATATATGAAACCCATAAAAAGAAAAATAAATAAGATAATAGTACATTGTACGGCAACGCCAGAATGTAGAGAAATAGATATCACAGACGTAAGACGTTGGCACGTTGAGGAGCGAGGCTGGTCGGATGTTGGATATCATTTTTTAATATTATTAGACGGAACAATACAAGAGGGTAGACCGCTAGATCGTCAAGGCGCACATTGTAAAGGACATAATCACGATAGTATAGGGGTTGCGTATGTTGGTGGTATGAGTGCGGACGGAGAACAAAGCGTTCCACTAGATACAAGAACAGAAGAACAAAAAGAGTCTTTAGTTGATTTACTTTGTGAGTTAAGACTTTGTTACGGAGGAGATATATACGGACATAGAGACTTTAGCAATAAGGCTTGCCCTAGTTTTGACGCAAAAACAGAATACGAAAACATAAGTAAAAGATATTAATGCCAGATAAAAAATCATACAAGGAAAAAAACGGAACAACAAGAGTTGGAGACGCTTTACGTTGGTTGGTTAAACAAGGAAAGGAAGTCGCTCCAGAAGTTTTAAATGTAGCTGGTAGTATAACTGGAATAGAACAATTAAAAGACTTAGCAGACAAAATAAAGGGAGACTCTGGACTAAGTGAAACCGATAAAGAGATTTTACTGGAGGAGTTAAGGCACGATATGATAGAAATGCAAGAGTCTACAAAACGTTGGGAGGCTGATATGCATAGCGATAGTTGGCTAAGTAAAAATATACGACCTCTAAGCCTTGCTTTTTTAACTTTAACCCTATTCCTTTATATAATACTAGATAGTGCATTAGAAGCCTTTAAAATAGACTCAGCGTGGATTGATTTGTTGTCGTCTTTATTGCTTTTAGTTTATGGCGGTTACTTTGGTATGCGTTCAGCAGAAAAAATTACAAAATATTGGAAGAGGTAGACTATAATAGTCTAGTCTATATATCGTTTATATATATATATAGCCTATAATAGTCTAGTCTATAATAGACTATAATAGTATAAAAAACTAAAAATTTTTCAGCCGACAAAATAGTTTGGCTTTTTTTTTATAAGTTTGTTAAACAATGGCAAAGAAATCAAAAAGAAAAAAATTAATTGAAAAGCTAGATACTGTGTTTTCTCAGTATATAAGACTTCGTGAGGCAAAAAACGGAATAGTAGAATGTTTTACGTGCGGTAAAAAAGAACACTGGAAAGGAAAGGGAATGCAGAACGGACACTTTATGAGCCGTAAACACTTATCTACACGTTGGGACGAGATAAATTGTCAAGTTCAGTGCGTAGGTTGTAATGTTTATAGGTATGGGGAACAGTATAAATTTAGCCTCCAGTTAGATCATAAGTACGGAGAGGGTACGTCAGAGTCAATGCTTCAAAAGAGTAGAGAGATTTATAAAGTTTTCGACAAAGAGTTAGAAGACAAAATAAAATACTACGAATTTTTGGTTAAGGATTTAAAATAAAGTAAATTTGCTCTAAGCGTATTCTTTTACGTTTGTTATCATTGTTTTACGTAAGAGGGAGGTTTTGTCGCCTCCCTTTTTTTTTTGTCTATAATTTTGCGAATAGATTATTTTTTCCTATCTTCGTTAAGTAAACAATGTATAACTAATATTTAAACAATGACAAATTCACAATTCGACAATTTTTCAAAACTACAAAAGCAATGGGAAACTGAAAACAGTTTATTTCGTAAGCTAAAACCAGAGTTAATAAAAACACTCAATGAGCATTTAGACGAATACCCAGTAAGCACACAAGATTTAATTAATAATTTAGACAAAGAAGTATTTTTAAGAGACTTAAGATACGGAGACGTTTTAGACTTGCAGTTAAAGTTTGGAACAAGCAATCCTTGGGAGTTATTTGACGAGAGAGAATCATTTAAAAAGTATTTAAAAAGAAATGGTTATGACAAGTAGTGAGGATGTATATAGAGTAGTAAATACCCTAAGCAACGCAGAGCATTTAGACGAATATTTAAACGCTAGAATAACTGCACTAGAGAATAGAGTTAAGTATCTGGAAGCGGTAATAGAAGTAGAAATTTTAAATCACAATAATAATGAACACTGGAACAATTAAACACGTAGACCTAAACGGTCAATGGAATGGAATGAACAAGCACCTTGTTACGTTTGCAGACGGACAATCGTATACCTTTTTTAGTAAGGGAGAATTTAAGGCGTCCATTGGAGACACTATCAAATACACTGTAAGTAATGCAGAAATGAGGAACGCAAAACTAGTTAGGGATAATTTCCAAAACAAAAGTTTTACGCCAAGCGCAAGTACTTCTACATCAAAAGCAGATGTGCAGACTTCAATAATTAGACAAACTTGTATAAAAGCCTCAGCGGAATTACACGCTGGTAGAGGAACGAGCGATGTACAGTCTGTGCTAGAAGACGCAGAAATAATGTTTAACTGGGTTACACAATGCTAGATAGATATAAACAAAATCTCAGAGTCATAGGAGACAAAGTGTATAGTTATAATACACACGTTGCTACAATAGACGGAGGGGATTTAAAACAACTAGGGTACTGGAGTATGACTACACAAAAGCATATAAACTACGTATCAAAAGAATTTAATTTAAATTTAATAAAACAATAATTATGGCTGGAACAACAGAATACCTAAATTTTTTATTTTGCAAAAAAGGTAAGTTTGATTTTATAGTATCAAGCGTATCAATACGAGCAGATGAAATGGCTAAGTGGTTAGTCGAGAATAAAGCAAAAGCAGATGCGAACAATGGTTGGCTAAACTTTGACATATTGCAGAGTCCAAAAGACGAGAACAAGCACTACGCTAAGACGTTCACGAAAACGGAAGACAAAAAGCAAGTTACTGCAAAGGAGCATATGCCAGACAGAGAGGCGGTCAATGACGATTTGCCGTTTTAATAATAATTTTTATATTGCAAGGCTATTCTTAATTGAGTAGCCTTTTTAAATACGAATCAATGATAATAGACTACAACGAACAACTAGAGAAATTAAGACAAATAAGAAACGGAAGTATAAAAGAGGGTTTACGCTTAGACTTTGAGGAAATAGATGAGCATTTAAGATTTAAGGCTGGTAACTTCAATGTCGTTTTGGGACAAGCTAACGTTGGTAAGACTTCTGCGGTACTGTTTTTAATGTTGTGCTATTCTTTAAAGCACCAGAAAAAATGGTTAGTCTTCTCCAGCGAAAATGAGCCTCACAGTATAATAAGAAAGTTAATAGAATACTCTTCATCTAAACCTATAAATCTACTCAGCGAAATAGAGTTAATAGAACACTCTCAGATAATAGAAAAGTATTTTAGAATAATTAATACTGAAAAAATGTATACGTATAGAGATTTAATAAATATAGGTATACTACACAAACAGACTTGGAATTATGATGGCTTTATGATAGATCCCTACAATTCTTTAGCAAAGGATAAAGATTTAATGAAGAGTTTAGGAGGACACGAATACGACTATCAAGCTACAACAGAGTTTAGGATATTTTGCAAACAGACTGGTGTATCAGTATGGCTAAACGTTCACGCAAATACTGGTGCAATTAGGATGTTACATAACGCAAACCACGAATACGCTGGATTCCCTTTGCCTCCACAAGCTGGGGACGTAGAGGGAGGAGCGAAGTTTGTCAATAGAGCAGATGATTTCTGGGTAATACATAGATACGTACAACATCCAACTGACTATATGATAACACATTTACACGTTAGAAAAGTGAAAGAGGTAGAGACTGGGGGTAGACCTACGCCAATGGATTTTCCAGTTAAGATACGCTCAGTGGTAAACAACGTTGGATATTCTATAAACAATCAAAGTATTATACAAAAAATTGAGGAGGATATAAAAGAAAATAAATTTTTAAAGAAAGTTTAACAAAAATTTGTATATTTGGGTAAAATTCCGTTATGATACTATATATAATCACTGCCCTAATTCTTTTGATATTCGCTATTGCTTTAATAGTGGACAAGTACAATCCAGTAATACAATTTCATTTTATAGTTGGTTTAGGGTTTCTTTATTTATTCGACCAAACAGATGAGGAGGAGGGTGTACTGACGATACATCAGATTATGCTAGGAATATGTTTAGTTTCAATATCCTACATAAAGCCTTATGACCAGTAAACTATTTAAATACAATAGACTTTGGATAAGCTATGTCTTGAATCTAGGTTGCAACTTAGATACCGCTAAAGATATAGTTCAAGAGTTTTACGTAAAAATGCATATAAGTAAATCAGACTATTTGTTTGATGACGAAGAGCCTAACTTTTACGGATGCTATTTGATACTTCGTAATATGGTATATGATTTAAAACGTAAAGAAAAAAACTTCTCGTTAGTATCTGACGAAAACATACCAGAAGTAGAAGACGAAAATTACAATGAGGATGACTCTGAGTATAATAAACATCTTGCTTTAAAAAAATGGCTAGACAATAATCATTTACCTTACGAAGACGAAACATTTAAATACACACAAGACGTTTTGAAGAAGTTATATTTACGCACAATATATGACGCTATATTTGAAAACGGATATAAAATTACT